CATTTGCGAAGAAAGTTGCGGCTGATACTGCAGCTCAAATCAAAATGGAACAAGCAAAAGAAAAAGCAGCCGCTCAAAAAGCAGCTGAAGAAGCCGAAGCAGTTAAGTCTGCAGAATTAGCCAAAGAAGCTGAAAAAGCTGAACTACTTAAGCAAGTAGAAGACATGATGGCAAAGAAAGCTGAAGAAGCAACTGCTGAAAAAGCGGCTTTAGAAGCAGAAGTAGCTGAAAAAGCACAGGAAATCGAAAAAATGCGTGATAGCAAAAAAGTATTCGCTGATCGTGCAGAGAAATCTGACGTATCTGCATGGGGCCAAGAGTTCTTAAAAGCACACTTATTAGGTGTTATGACTCAAAAAGGTATGAACACTGATTTTGCTCAAAATCTACAAGAAAAAGCAGGTATTAGCTATGCTACTTCTGCAGCAGATATTGATCAAGAAGTTTCTTCTTTAATTGAAAAAGAAATTCAACGTGAATTAAAAGTAGCTTCTTTATTCCGTGAAATCACTGTAAACGGTGCTTCTACTATTCTACCAATTCAACCAGATGCAGGCGTAGCCGCATGGCAGTCTGGCGCAGCTACAGCGGGTAACTTAGAAAACCGCGGTGGTACTGGTGGTTATAAGCCTCAGCAAGTAACTCTAACAGCACATCGTCTGATCTCTAGTACTTTCATGGATAACCATATTGATGAAGAAGTATTAATCAACCTTATGCCTATGTTAGTAGAAGGTGTTGCACGTGCACACGCACGCGCAGTAGAGTCAGCCATCTTATTAGGTAATGGCGACACTATCTCTGGTTTAGCAGGTCTTTCAACTGCTGGTACTGACTTAGCTACTACTAGCACTAAGTTAACTGCTGGTGCATTATTAACTGCACGTCAAGCAATGGGCAAATATGGCTTAATGACTGACGAGTTAGTTTATATCGTATCTCATCAAGGTTACTACGACTTATTAGACGATGCTGAATTCCAGACTATCGACGAAGTAGGTTCTGATATGGCTGTACGTATCACAGGTACAATCGGCGCAGTATTTGGCGTACCAGTTGTAGTATCTGAAGAATTAGCAGCACCTGCATCAGGTACTGTAGCAGCTTTTGTTGTCAACAAGCGTAACTTCGCTATCCCACGTCTACGTGGTGTAACTGTTGAGCAAGACTATGAAGTAATGGCACAACGTCGTGTTATCGTTGCTACTCAGTCTTTAGGCTTCAACCGTTTAGTTGACGCTGCAGAATCAGCTGTTAAAATCTCTTACGCATAAGCATAAGATAGAGTAACTTAAACTCAGGGGGCGAACCCCCTGGGTTTTATTAGCTTTTAGCTATTAAGAGTCTGCTGAGTTAGCAATTGCTACAGATGGCTCATCACCAGATGCTCCAGCAACTAATTCTGCGAAACCTAAAGACTGAGTAGCAACGATCACACGACGTTGATTCATTACTTCATAGTCTTGCTCAATGCTCACACCGCGTAAACGTGGGATCACGTAGTTACGAGTATTAACAGCATAAGCAACAGTAGTACCTGCGTCATCAGCTGCGAATTCTTCAGAAACAACAACTGCTGAACCGAATACCGCACCGATTGTACCAGTAACACGTACTGCTAAATCAGAACCAACTTCATCAAGAGTTTGGAAGTTAGAATCGTCTAGTAAGTCATAGTAACCTTTCTGAGATACGATGTAAACAACTTCTGACGGTACAAGACCATATTTACCCATTGATTGGCGAGCGTCTAATAATTTAGCAGCAGTTAAGATTGAAGTACCTGCATTGTGAGCACCATCAAGAGTAACACCAGCGTTAGCAACGTCTGCTAAACCAGAGATCTTACCAGATACACCGTTAAGGATTGCATCTTCAACAGCGCGAGCGTGTGCACGTGCAACACCTTCAACAAGCATTGGTAATAAGTTAACAAGTACTTGCTCGTCTACTTCGTTGTCCATATAGGTGCTTGAAATCAAACGGTGAGCAGTTAAAGTGATCTGCTTAGGCTGATAAGTATTGTTAGTAGCGCCACGGTTTTCTAAGTTACCAGAAGTAGCGTTAGTAGCAAAAGAAGCTTTGCTAGTGTCTACTTGTAGTGGTAAGATAGTTGATGCACCATTAACTTGTACTTCACGGAAAAGAGCAGCAACTTTAAGGTCGCGCATGATTTCTTTTTCGATTTGAGCAGAAACTTCTTGATCGATGTCGCCAGCGTTAGTAGCATAGTCGATACCAGCTTTTTCTTGTAACTCAATACCGAACTCAGTGTTCATACCTTTTTGAGTCATTACACCCAAAACGTGTGCTTTTAGGAACTCAGAGCCCCAAGCTTTAACGTCAGATTTCTCTGCACGGTCAGCGAATACTTTTTTGCTATCACGCATTTTTTCAATTTCCTGATTTTTCTCTTCAAGCTGTGCTTCAAGAGCTTTCTGAGCTTCTGCAAGCTCTGCTTGTTTTTCAGCCATTTTAGCTTCAACGTCTGCTAAAAGTGCTTGCTTTTCTGCTTCAGCAGCTGCTTTTTGAGCTTCTTCTGCTTGTGCTTTTTCTAAAGCTGCTTTTTCAGCGGCTTTTTCTTTCGCTTGTTCCATTTTGATTTGAGCCGCAGTATCAGCCGCAACTTTCTTCGCAAATGCTTCCAAGTCGATTTCTGGAGTGTTGTTTACTTCAGACATAGTTTTCTCCTGTTGGATGGTCTCTTCGACCATTGTACTTTGTGTTTCGTCAGATTCTTCAGAAGTAATTTCTTCTTCCAATTCTTTCTCAACACTATCAATTAACGATTTTTTATACGCCTCATACTCAGATTCTGAGTCAAAAGACTTTGCTAGTGAGAAAGTAGCTGCTTGATTGCAAGGAACGGAAACAACCGAAACTTCAAACAACTCAGCATCCTTTACCAAGATTCCGTCGGTTTCCTTAATGTAATCAGCATCCTTGACTCGGAAGCCGACAGAAAATGCTCCAAGGATACCTTCTTTAACTAGTTCAGCTACGTGATCAGGGGCAGATTTAGAAATTTTAGCTTCCATCTCTAGTCCATTTTCAGTAACCTGTAACTTAGTAGCACGACCAATAGGTTTATTATAGTCGTGATTGAAAAGAATAATAGGGTTCTTTTCAAAGTTATTTAAACCACCTTTCGCCCAAGC